AAAAGAATCTTTTTTTTATCATATTGCAGAGGAACATAAGATGGTAAAGGACATACTAATTTATTACCGTTAGGATCATCTACAAATAATTGACTGTTTTTTGTGCCATCACTCCTTAGTGTTACACAAGGCATTGTAAGAGTTGGAGGTAACGTCTTTGTTATATAAGGAGTGTTAGGTAATGATTGCTCTACAGGTATTTCTATTATTGGTATACGCGGTATCGCTGTATTAGGTATTGTGTCAATCGTAGGCATCTCTTCTTTTATATACCTCTACAAAAGAAAAACATTTTGGACAAGAAAGATTAGTAACCATACTATATTCACTTGATTTCAGTGGATAATCGTCACCATCCATATCATGATCTCCACCCCAAATCAATTCAGTTTTGCAATGCCAACAATTCACTTTTCGCTAAAATATTTATACATTGCAAAAGCACAAGCTGAGTAAATTAGAATTGCTAATGAAACAGTAAATAAAGGTACAAACATTTATTTTTTAAAAGGTAAAGATGGCCCTGTCATTTTTGGAAGATTGTTATCAAGAACTTTAGGCATCATATCCCCAACACCTCCAAGAACTTTATCCATCATTTCTTTTTGAAATTTTTCTCCAGTTACATACTTGTAACCAAAAAATGCAGAAATTAAAGTGCTGACTATGAGTATGAATGAGGCTATACTCAAAATGTTAGAAATTTTTTGAAACATTGTTTTATGTGGAAAGAAGCGTTTACTAGAGCTTTAGCACCTATTTCTGTGATGGTGCTGTTTTTGATTGTGGGCTTGGCTCCACTTTATCTAATTGCTGGTCTGATGACTCGTTCTTTTTCAACAACATCTCCCCAAACTGAATACCGCCCTCTAAAACGCTAATATTTGTTGTTGCTTCATCAAACACTTTTTTAGCGTGATCTCTAGTTTTTATTTGTTTTGCTAATTCTTCCTTCCATTCAAGAATTTGCTTTTCAGTAAGTGCTTGCATAGGTTTTCTTTTTATAATATCAATTTATAAGAAATAATCCATAATTTAAGCATCTGGCTTAACTTTCCAGCCTTTTGTATTATCTGCTTGGTACTCATCTTCATCCCAAAAGTAATCACCATCTGGCCTTACAATGGGTGGTTCATATTGCTTTGATGTTGAACTGTAAGTCCAAGAGTCGAAAGGCTTGAATACAAAAACGTCATCTGTTTCGTTGTATTCATAACCTATGCCAGCATATTTATTTCTAAAATTTTGATTATAACTTGTTTGTTTATACTTTTTATCCGATCCAAAAAGATTCTGTAGATAAGTAATACCTAACGCTTCACTTTCTTGGTTATTTTCATCTAAAAGAATACTATTATCAACAACTAAAACATTAGTAACTACATTGTTTTCGTTTAATTCTGCGAAATGTGCCATTTAACTTACTGTAAAAGTACCCGAACTATTAAATGTGTGATAAGTATAGCCTCCAGAAGAAGAAATACTACCGCCCGAAGCTGCCGTTCCACCTGTGTAACGAATAACAGCTATGCCAGAGCCACCATTACCACCTCTTCCATAATATGAGCCGTGCATATAGACGTTTTCACCTCCTCCAGCACCACTTCCTGTATTTGCAGTTGCACTTGAAGCCGATACTACACCACCACCTGTAGCTCCACCTCCACCGCCAGAACCTCCTGGGAGGTTATATTCTTTTGAACCGCCACCACCTCCAGCGTAAGTTCCTAAGAAGAAAGACTGTGCTGAACCACCATCTCCTGTATGTGTTGATGTTCCATCACTTCCAGCACCGCCTTTTCCTCCACCTCCTCCAGAGCCATAGTTATATGATGTGTATCCATAACCACCATTATTTCCTTCACCAGAAACACCAGTACCTCTTGCATTGTGGTTTCCACCACCTCCACCACCTGATCCACCGTTTTGAGGTTTCGTAGTGCTTGGACTATATGCCCAAGCTGATCGTGTTCCACCATGTCCTCCTCCTGTACAGGAAGCAGAAACTTGACCTGACATAGATGAATTTCCACCACTTGAACAAACTCCCTGCTGTCCTCCTTGCCCACCAGCACCAATAGTTACTGAAATTGTTTGACCAGAAGTAAGTCCATTTGCTGAACCATTTTTCATACCGCCAGCACCTCCTCCTCCAGCGTTACCTCCTCCTCCACCAGCTACAAGCATCCATTCAATATTAATTGCAGCAGAAGTTCCATAAAAATCACTTAAACTTATTGCTCCCGAACTTGGCACACCTGACGCTGCACTATAGTACTCACTTAAAGAGTGAGGAGTAGAACCACCAAACTCTCCAGCAACATCATTTATAGAAATCGCACCAGAGCTTTGTAATGCCACTAACTATCTCCTTTTAATAAATCAAGTTCTGCTTTAAGTTCTTTTACTGCCTGTACTAATAATCCAACTAATTGATCGTATTCTACAGTCTTATATTTCTCAGGATTTTCTTCATCCTTACTTAAATAAGGTAAACCTTTTTCTGAAACAGCTTGTGAAAATACTTTTTCTACTTCTTGTGCAACAACACCAGCAGATTTTTTGTCACCTTTTTTGTATGTAAATGTATAGCCATTTATTTTATCAAGAATATCAAGAGGATTTTTTATTATTTCAACATCTTTTTTTAATCGTAAGTCTGAAACAGTTGTTGAAAAAGCTGTTACATCACCATCTACATGAAGGTCTCCATCATTCTCAAGACGCATTTCTTCATCACCTGCTGTGTAAAATCTCATTCCAACATCAGCATCAAAGAAAACATAGTCATGTGTGTTACCAGTTTTTATATCAGCCGAAGTACTATTTCTTCTTCGATCATCCTCCATTCTAAAAGTTGTACCGCTTAAATTCATTCCATAATCACCATCCGCAGAATATGTTGTATTAGTATCAGAAGTAACGTAACCTGCTCCGTTTGAAAGTTGGTTATTATTTGTGGGTATTGTTGGTGTATTAGAAAAATTATTGTAGTCCAAATAATGAGAACCATGCTGACCATCTAACTTGTCAGCATCAAGGCCAGAAGAAGCTCCATCGTTACCTTCGTGCCATACCTCGTAATTAGAAGAACCACCATTAGGACTAAAAGTAAGAGTATCTCTTATTCTCATTTCAGAATCGTCTTCTTGGTTTTTAAGAAATAAATAACCACTTGAGTGCCACTGAATATAAGCCTTATCAGTTGAACCTTCTCTAAATTTTATATATGGATTTGTAGCACCTGTCAGTATTAATTTTTCACTATGAGAACCAGCTAAAGTTAATTTTCCTGTTGTCTCATCGTCTGCGTCTGCTCTTAAAAATTGCGTTGAATCTATACCATCTAATAAAGCTGCGTTTCCACCATCGCCAGCACCAGAAAGTGCAGCAGAAGTAATGTATCCAGCACCATTAGTCAACTGGTTATTGTTGGTTGGAATTGTTGGCTTATTAGTTAAATTAGTGTAATTAATGTCAATATTTGCAGAGCCGTCAAAAGAAGTTCCAGCAATGGTTCTTGCGGTTTCTAAAGCTGTTGCTGTCGCTGCATTTCCAGTTGTATCCTGATTAAGTGTTGCCACTCTTGCTGCTGCAAGCGTTCCAGAAGAAATGTTTGAAGCGTTTGTTGTATCTGTAGTTGCTGAAGCTACTAGGCCAAGCATGGTTCTTACAGCACTTGGAGCGATTTCTTCTATAATTCCAGCACCACTTGAATCTCGACCTAATAACCTGTCTGTTGCTGATACATTCTGCATTTTTGCATAAGTAACAGCATCATTTGAAATAGTATTTGTCTCTACAAAAGAAAAGCTAGTAGTTCCAGAACCATTTGTAAGTAAAAATTGGTTGGCAGTACCTCCAGTTATAGGAAAAGTAAAATCGTAGCTTGATTGACCTGTTTGATCTGTTGGAGCTTTTAACTTAACATATTCGGTCATTCTCCCTAACTGCAAGCCATTAAGATCCAATATTGAAGCAAGACCAGCACCACTAGCATCTTTTTGATTAGTTCTAAAAGTTACTTGTGGATCACTTCCAGCAGCACCTATAACAGGATGATTATTGCTACTGTCTCTTGCAAGAGAAATATCATGGAAAGTAATAGTATCTCCATTTTCACTATGAGTCGGATATGTATTTACAACACAGTCACCGCCATTAACTGTTGCTATAAATCCGTTTGCATTGTGTTGAAATAATTTATCTAGATTGACTGCGTTGTCTGCAATATTAGCTGTTGCTACAAGACCGAAACTGGTATTGGCACTGCCGTCAGTTTTTAAAACTCCATTATTTACAATACTGCTAGGAAATGTGAATGTATAACTTTGTGCAGCACTATGAGCAGGGGAAGATAATTTTATACCATGACTATTTTGTGAACAGTTTAGTTGTATGTAGCCATCTGTTGAACTGCCATCTCCTTTTGATATAAACCCTGCTTCAGAAGAACTAGAGTTTGCAGTAACCTGGGCTGACGCAATAATATCGCCTGTTACGTCAATACCATTAGCAAAATCTGTGTTTGGTGTTACGTCTATATGACCATCAGCTTGAACTTTTATTTTATCAACACCATTTGTACTGTCATATAATAAGAAAGTTCCACCTTCATTAATTAATTGATAATCAGGATTATTATCAGAATCAGTAAAAATTATTTTAGGTGCAGTACTTGATATTGTTATATTTCCACAGCCTAAAGTACCAGTTGAAGTTATAGTTCCTGTTACTGAAAATCCACCTGATACTGTCTCTGCTTTTTTCGTACCACTATGGTATAGCTCTACGGATCCGTTAGTGTTAGCTACAATAGCATCATCACTATTATCAACTCTTATGCGAAGTTTGTTAGCAACAGTATCAATATAATTATCTGTGCCATTGTGATATATGGATAGGTCTGTTCCAGCTCCAAATGTTAAACGATCATCTGAGGAAGCAGCACTATCTCCAAATTGAATATTTCTCGTATTTGTATCTAAGTTACCGCCTAGCTGTGGTGTCGTATCGTTTACTAAATCACTTGCACCCGATACAGGTCCTATTTCCCGTAAACTGCCATCATCTTTTTTTGTAAATAATGCACCATTGTCAGTTCTTAAAGCTAGTTCGCCTGTTACAAGATCACTAGCACTTGGATCGCTACCAGTTCCTCTTTTAAGTCTAATTTGATTAGCCATTGGCCTTTACCTCCTAATAGCTGTATTCAATAAGATCCACCATCTATGTTGAAACTAGATGCACTTTCATCTTCTAAAAATGTAACTAGATCAGATAACGCAACTTGTTTCATCGTTCCAGCATCATTACAAACAAACCTATCTGCTGCTGCAAGTGTTGTTGATGTAGCTGAAGTTCCACCATCCATTAAATTCAATTCTGTGGTGGTTGAAGTGATGCCGTCTAACACGTTCAATTCTGAAACAGTAGATGTCAAACTTGTCAGTTTCGTTACTGGTAAAGTTCCTGTTATAGAACTAGCAGCAAGATCAATAGCAATTTCAGTAGATTCAATAACAAGTCCACCATTAGCTTTTAAATCAACAGAAAGAGTATTACCAGATTTATCTAAGCCATCTCCTGCTGTAATTTGACCAGCACCAGAGAACTGAGCAATAGTAAGGTTATTTGTTCCAACAACAGCAGATCCTTTGTTAGATGTACAAACAAATCCATTGTCAGCATTAACAGTTCCTTGTTCTACGAAAGTAAAGAATCCAGCAGCGTCAACACCAGCAGCTAAATCACTTGCTCTAGCTGGAGAAGAACCAACAATATAAATACCATTTTCAGATGCAGTTGATTGGTCTTTTACAAGAACACGATCATTAGTTGAAAGACTTACACCATCTAACGTATCTCCATTATTAAGAGCAGTGGATATTGTAATGTTTGCTGTTGTAGCTGCCACACAAGAATCTTTAACGTCTAATCCTTGAGAAGTAGCCTCAACAAACGATTTAGTCGCTGCATCAGAGCTATTTACAGGGTCAGCAAGGTTTGTGATTGTCTGGCTATTCATTGAAACTGAACCAGTTGGTGCAGCCATTTGATCTAATCTATTTACTCTTACACCTGTATCAAAATCACTTATTTTTGTATGAGCCAACGAAGGAATATCAGCAGCTACTAATGCTCTGAATGTAGGTGCTGCATCACTTCCAGTTGTAGGTCCACTAAGTACAGCATTTGCTGATCTTACTGTATCTTTGTCGAAGAAACTTCCTGCGTACTGTGTTAGCCATTGTTAAAAGTTGCCCCCATCGACAAGTGTAAGTTTAGTAGTTGTTGCATCTGCCTTAAATTTAGCAGAACTTGAGTCATAGTAAACAACAGAGCCATCAACTTTTGACGTTTCATCAAGGTCGATACCTTTAGGACCCTGTGGCCCTGCCGTGGTTACTTCAACTGTGGTTACGTCAGATACCTGACTAACTGTTACAGAATTAGGAGTGCTCATGCTGTGTAACCTTCACTTATAAATAGTTTACCCTCTAAATAATAGTTTTTGTCACCCCCTGGTTCTGTTAACAATACGTCATAAAACAAAATACTTGGAGAAAAAGTTGCTGTTTGCGTATCTGTAAGAGAAATATCTACAATTCCACTTGCTCTATTTGTATAAGCGACTGTCCAATCAGCATACTTTGTGGTGCGTGTTTGTTCCCAAACTTGTGCAGCTACAGTGTATCCAGTTAAATCTATTGCCGACCCAGTTGAATCTTTAAAGGTTAGCCTAATAGGAAAATCTGCCCTTCTATCAACAGTAAAATTCTTTTTACCTGGAATAATTGCCATTAGCTGTAGGGTGATGTGCCTAGTATATCAGTTTTCCATTGTGCTTTCAAAGCATCTGTGTCTACTGCGGATGTGATTTCAGAATCAGCAGGAGCATCTCTTAATGCTTGTTTCTTGGCAACAATATCTGTTGTCGAAGCACCAGTTTCTAAAGCCTTTTGAAATTCAATATCAAGCTCTGCAAGTTTTGGTTCTCTTGCTTCTCTAATGTACCCTTTATGAATTTCTTTGGCTTTTGCCATGTCTATACTAAATCCCATAATTTACTCCGTATAAGTCCAAGCATCTCTAAAACTCCTATCGGTAGGAATAATAGATTTATCTACAATATAAGATGTTTTACCACTTGGAATATCTTTAGCTTGTATTTCTTCAACAGTTAATGGGCACTCATCCATAGGAATAACCACTACAAGCATACCTTCATCATTTGTATATAAAATTCTTTTATCTGAATTAGCCATTAATTTTTTTCTCCATTATAAGTTAAAAATTATCAACGACAAGAACAAAATAATCCACTGCCGAATCGCTAGTTCCACCATTCGGAGTATTAGTTTTTAGTTCAAAAGTAGTTGTATTTTTTGTTCCCGAAACATTGTTATACAATACAAAGTTTGGGTTCACATTATCATTCAATGAATAATTACAAAATATAGAATATTTCGTATTTGAACTTGCCGTTGACAACGTAACACCAAGCCTTCCAGTGCCAGCATCAGAAACACTTGAAATGCCATAACTTTTTACATTTTGTCCAGATGTGTTTGAAGTAAGCCAAGCCTTAATTGCACCATTTCCATTAAATGCCATTATGTTACCTCCGTTAAATTAAATTTATACTTCTTGCCATTTCGTTTATTTAACAAGAAAAGAGAATCTTTACCCTCTTGAATAGTATAACTTCCCCAAGTTCCGTCAACATCATTAGCTCCTCCTTCGTTAGACAAATTTAAGTCATTTGTAAATATGTTTGACCAGCGTAAAGACGCTGTACCTAAACTATAATCATCGTTTGTTGCTGGAGCTATTTGGTGCATACCAGCTAATGCTGTAATTGTATTTCCTCTAGAGACAGATGTGCTGCCTAGTGTGAACAATGCACCAGTAACATCAGTTGAAGCTATTGATCCAAAACTTAAATTACCACTTCCATCAGTTTTTAGGGCTTGTCCATTACTTCCGTCTGTAGTTGGAAGCGAAAAAGTAATATTTGAACCAACTGTAGTAGATGATTTCACTGCAACATAGTTACTTGAATCTGCATCGGCAAATCTTATTTCATTCTGTAGTTGCAAGGTGATTCCATTAGCATCGAACAACATCTGTTCAGTGCCACCAGAACTAAAACCCATAATATTGGCAGATTTTCTAAACAAACCTAAGTCTGAGTCTGTGTCAAAACTTATAGCTGGTGCAGATGCACTATTAGAATCATCAGCTAAAAATTGACCTGTCATTGGTGAGGAAGTACCACCAGCTCTAGGTAATAAACCTAGATTTGCACTATCAATGCTTCCTATTTCTGTAAAACCATTGTTACTTGAATTTCTTATTTTCAGAATATTTGAAGTGGTATTTAGAAAAGGCATACCAGCTACACACTGACTTGTAGATAAGTCCGAAGATTTAGAATTACTTGATTGGATCGCAGCAAAAACATTGTTAAGGTCAGTTCTTACGTTCGCTCCAGAAGCATTTTCGATTGTGTAATTAGTTACGTCAGCCACAGTTAAATACTATTTTTCTCCATGTTAACCTCCTTTGCCAAAACCAACAGCACTGTAGGTAAAGTTCCTATCTATACTACCACCACTCTCGTTTTTAAAGTGAACAGTAAAACCAGTGCCAGATATATTTGTAAGTTCATAAAATTCTTTAGTACCCATATTCTGTGGAGAAATACTAACAGAAGGCAAGAAGTTATTTAGATTACCTAGTCCAGACGTTCCAACAAAAAATGGTGCGGTAAATGTAACTGCCTTTGCTCCTGCTCCAGATGCTATAACAGCAGATTGTTCTGTTCTAGATGGCAGACTAGCTGTGTATCCTGCTTGCTGTAAATTCATATTTTGAGCTACATCTGTTGTTGTTAAAGTAAGTCTAAATTGAAAGCCTCTAGCTTTAAATGTTCCATTTGCGAAGTCATTAAAAGCTGTGTAACTACTCATATCAGTAGATGTTCTTACAGCTATTTTTGCATTAGCTTCGTTTGCTACAGATCCATCAAAGTCTGTCCAGGTATCAATTAAATCTGTTCTATTATCGAACTTATCTCCTACATAAAAACCAACCCCTTGA